CATTGGACAATTGCTGGAATTCAGGCCGGCGCAGGATGTTTTGACTTCCCGGAAGCAAGCCCAGAGCATCCTTGAACGCGAAATGGCAGCACGAACTTTGTATCTCCACTGCGCGAAGTGCACCGCCGAGGCTATTTATTACGGCCACGAGGGGCAAACCAAAGCCGATGTAGTGATCAAAGCGCGGCGTGACGGCTGGGTGTACGATCCGCATGGTTCAAGCGATGCGACCGGCTTCAATCCGACTGAGATTTGTCCCACTTGCGAAACATCGCTTCGTGAGGCGCACGAGGCGCATTATGGAAGGCCGCCCAAGAGCGTAAATGGCTGAGAAAGACGCTGACCTCGGCACCAAGAATGACGCTCTCTTAAAGCGTATCCGCGAGCGCTATCGCTATGCGATGGACAAGTGGCGCCGGAATCGCACGGAGGGCCAGAAGAACATGCGGTACGTCTCGGGTGATCCATGGGACGATGAGGACCGCAATGCACGTAAGGGGCGCCCGACAGTTTGCGCGGATCAGCTCAATCAGTTCGTCAACCAGGTAGTCAACACGGCACGGCAGAACCCACGCGGCATTATCGTTGACCCTGCCGGGGATGGCGCAACCGAGGAATTAGCCGAATATCGCGAGAATCGCATCCGGGCTATCGAATATGGCTGCAACGCATCGCAGGCGTACATCAACGGCCTGCAAGCCGCGGTTGAGCGTAACGTTGGCTATTGGAAAGTCGGACGCATCTATGTCTCAGACGAGACAGACGAGCAGGAAATCATCATCTTGCCTGTTCTTAATCCAGACGCCATCCTACTTGACCCTGATTACAAAGAACTTGACGGCTCAGACATTAAATGGGCCTTTGAACTCGATAAGCTGACCCTGGAGGAATTTGAGCGCGAATATCCCGATGCCGAGAGGCGCAGTTTCGCGGCCGATGACTTCGGCGGCGATGCAAACGACTGGTATGACGGCAAGAGCATTGTCGTAGCATCATACTGGGAAATCCAAACTTCCCCAAAGAAGGTGGGTAAGAAGCAGCGGACAGTTGCCGAGCGGTCGATCCAGCAATACGTAACCAATGGCGTCGAGATCCTCAAGAAAGCCGACACTCAGCCTGGTCCATACATTCCCATCGTGGCATGCTTTAGCAAGGAAATCTGGGTTGAATACGGCAAAGGCGGGGCCGAGCGTGTACTGCTCTCGCTGGTGAGTCTGGCGCGAGATCCGCAGAAGGCATTAGCTTACGTCGTCAGCGCGATGCTGGAAAACGTTGGCCAGCTACCGAAAACAAGCTATATCGGTGCTGTGGGGCAATTCGAGACGGACGAAGAGGCTTGGAAGACGGTTAACACAGTCTTTCATCCCTATCTGCAGTATGACGTTGTGGTGGATCAGGCCACCGGGCAACCCTTACAGGCTCCGCAGCGCGCACCCCAGACGCCAGACTTTCAAGCCTATGCAATTGGCATCGACATTTGTCAGCGCGCAATCCAGTCGGCGATGGGCCTGCAGGCTTTGCCATCGGCGGCGCAACGCCAGAATCAGAAATCCGGCGTAGCGCTGGACAAGATTCAGTCCGAGCAGTCGATCGGCAGCTACCATTTGGTCGATAATTACGATCGCGCCATCAAGCTAACGGGAAGGATCGTCAATAACTGGCTTTCTCTCGTGGACTTAGGCGAGACCGAGAAGCCAATCCGCGAGGCGGACGGGTCACACAAGCTCGCCAAGATCAACACGGACGCTCCGGTGATGGAGGGTGATCACGAATATCACTTCCCAATCGCAGACGATAAAGGCCGCTACCAGGTAACCATCAGTGCCGGGCCGTCGCACGAATCGCAGCGCGAAGAAGCGAGCGAGTTTGTTGATACGGTGGTCCAGAATCTAAAGAACTTACCGTTAACTCCTCCACAGGCAGCGCAGGTATTCTCGCTCGGGATCAAACTGAAGCAGCTCGGCCCGCTCGGTGATCAGATGGCCGAGATCGTGAATCCCCAGAACCAAGGCCAAGCACAGCAGTTGCAGGCAATGCAGCAGCAAATGGGAATGATGCAGCAGCAGCAAGGTCAGATGCAGGGCTTGATTCAGAAGCTAATGCTTGAACGCCAAGGCAAGGTCATAGAGCAGCAGGGTAAGGCGTCAATCGTCAAGATGCAGGAAGACACGAAGCTGGCAGTTGCCCAGATGAATGCCTCAAAAGACTCGAACGAAGCGATTGCCGATCGCGAAATCCAAGTCTATGACATGCTGCACGATGCGGCCCACGAGACGGCAATGCAAGCCCAAGAACATGCGCACCAAGCCGGAATGGCTCAACAGCAACAGGCGGCAGCAGCGCAACAGCAGCAAGTGGCCGCTCAGCAGGGCCAGCAGGACCAAACCGGCTCCGCGCAGCAATAGATCTTCGACTCGCGAAGGTGAGAGATGGAAACCACGACGCAAGCAGAATCGTCAACTGCAACCGAAACAGGAACACTTGAACTGCCGGTAAGCGGCTCTGCGGAATATGCAGAGTGGCGCGTAACCGGAAATCTTCCAGAAAAGCCGAAACCTGCGGAAACGGCACCCGCTGAGACGCCTAAAACGGCGACAACCGAGCCTCAACAGGCAAAACCAGCTCCCGGCACGGAACCGGGCATCAATAGGCAGGAGTCACGCCGGAAGCCCGGCGCGGAACACCGCATTGGCGAATTGACCGCCGAGATCAAGCAGCTCAGACAACAACTGACAGAGGCTGGCAAGCCGCAACCGACGAAAGCGGAACCGTCACCCGCAAAGCCTGCCACCTATCAGGAGTGGCGCAAAACCTTCAAGCCGACGGAGTGGACGAACCAGTACATCGCTCAAAACAAAGATGCGACCTGGGAAGACGCTCAAGCGGCCCTGGCCGACCACATGGCCGACCGGAGAGAAGAATTTCGCGCATCTGAACAGCAAATCGCGCAGCAACGCCAAGCGGTAGGGGAAAAGCTCTCTGAGGCACGGAAACGCTATCAGGATTACGATACGGTAGCGGCTCCGCTCGTCAAAGAGATGCTGCAACCCGATATTCCACGCGAAATTTTCGGTGTATTGAACGATTCTCCTGTGTTGGCCGACCTTTTATACGTAATTGGTGGCGATGAGGCAAGCAAAAACGATTTCCTCGATGCTTGTCGCTCAAATCCCTCGAAGGCTCTGCGCGTTGCCCTGCTGATGGAGCAGGATATCGTGAAAGAGCTTGAAAAAGGGAAAGAGAACGGCGCCCGCAACGACAAAGGTCAGTTTACACAGACGGAAACGACAACGACTCCAGCCAAAAAAGGCCCAGAAGCGGCTCCCGCTCCTCCTATCGAAATCAACCATCGCGGTGGTGGCGAAATGGATGAGTCGGCGAGAGCGCTTGCACAGATTGAGCGCGGCAACGATGCGGCATTTCGCGAATGGAAACGCGCGGAAGACCGCAAAACGCTTGCCCGCCGCCGTGGAGTTTAACAAGTGGCAAACAATTTCTTAAACACCCAATGGGTTTCGATGAAGGTTCTGCGCCTCCTGCTGAACAAGCTGGTGGTTGCCGAATACTTCAATCGCTCGTGGGAAAAGGACTTCCAAAAGGAGTTCGCGCCGGGATCGATGATCACGGTGAAATTCCCTCAGCGATTCACTGTCTCTGACGGGTTGGGATACGATCCGCAGGGCATCAACCGGCTTCAGACACCAATTTCACTCGATCAGTGGATGCAGGTTGCATTCGAGTGGGATGATTACGAAGCCGCGGTCAAGGTCGAGCGCTCGGAAGAGGAGCTTGAAGAGCAGTATTTCGAGCCCGCTGCCGCCGCTCTTGCGCAGGAATGCGACAAACGGTGCGCGAATTTTGCGGCCATCAACAGCAGTATGGTGACGGGCGCTCTCGCGGTAGATGCCACATCGGTTTCCACCTATTACACGGCGCGGCAGTACCTCGAAGAGAATGCCGCGGGCGTCCTTGGCAAGCGGGCCATGTGCGTTTCCTCAAGCATGATGACCTCGCTTGGCTCGAACATCACAACCATTTTCCATCCGGCAAGCGAAATCGAGATGTCCTGGAAAGAGGGCGTGATCGGAGAGCTTGGAACCTTCATGTTCTTTGAAGAGCAGGCGCTTCTTCGTCAAACGGCTGGCACATGGGCGGGCACTACGGGCTATCCGATCGTTCATGGTGCTGGGCAGTCCGGAACCTCGCTGGTGATTACGGCGAATGCGGGCGACACGTGGAATCTTGGCGATAAGTTCTCTATTGCCAACGTCAACCTCGTTAACCCGATGACGTACAAAATACCCGGCAAGGCGCGTAACAAGACATTCACCGTGACGCAGGCACTTGTGGCTGCGGGCGGCGCGGGCGGTGATACCATCAACTTCCTTCCGCCGATCTATGGGCCTGGCAGTCAGTATCAGAACGTCGATGCTCTGCCGGCAGATGGAGCGGCATTCACCTTGTGGCCTGGAACCACTGCGCCTAACGGCAAGAGTGGAACCGTGGCGCTGGGACTTACGCGGCAAGCCTTCGCAATCGTGGGAGCAAAGCTCTATGTGCCCCACGCGGTTGAGTCGGCGGGCGCGGCAACTGACCCCGACACCGGTCTGAGTGTTCGAAAAGTGAAGGCGTGGGACCCTGTGCGTTCAATGCAGGTCAATCGCATGGATTCACTCTTTGGGCTCGGCAATCTGTACCAAGACAACGGCGCTGTCGTTGTGGCGGGGGCATAAGGAGAAACCATGAACAAATTCATTAAAACCTTCTCCCTCCTGGCTTTCCTTGTGTTTCCGGTGTTTTCGGTAGCGCAGACGGCCTTGACTCAAACCACCCTATCCGGTGCAACGGATAGGGTACAACAGGTGATTCAGGTGGTTTCCGCTACCGGAATCGTCGCACCCAACGCTTTTGGCGGCCCCTCTCAGACACCCGGCTTCAACACGACTCTTGTCATTGACAAGGAAGCGTTGACGGTCGAGTCGCTGAGCGGGAAATCCATCACGGTAGTGCGCGGCGCCAATGGCACCAAAGCGGTAGCGCATAACGCGGCGGCTGTCGTGTGGGTGGGGAGTCCGAATGTCTTCCTGAGTTCGATTCCGCAGGGGACTTGCACCCCGTCTATCACGTACAACCCCACTCTGGTAATTGGCCCGGCCTATCAGTCGAAGGTCAGTTACTGGAATTGCGTCACCCTTTCAAGTGGGGTGTATAACTGGGAGCCGCTTCTAACCACTGGGTCAATCACCCCAGCGGCGAGTTCGGCGGCCATTCAGACCGCTGCGCAAACCTTCACAGTGGCGGGCCTCGTTGTAGGAGAGCCCATCATTGTGGCAAGCCAGCCTGCAGCTACCTCCCTGTGCCCTCTCACGAGCGCATCGGTGTCGGCAGCCAACACGGTGAGCTTGTATTTCACAACCCTTACAGCCGCGGCTTGCACACCGGCAGCAGGTACCTACCTGCTCGATGTGCCGCGCTTCGAGCCGTAATTCTGGTGGGGCATCGCAAGGTGCCCCGCTTTTTAAGGAGCATTATGACCCTTACCGATCAATTGAAAGCCGAGAACGCGAATTACGATCCTCACGGCTTTAAGGCGCAAGGACAGAACACGCCCGTGTCGGCGTTTCCTGATCCACAGGTGCCCTACGCGGCTTTCCCGACGACCGTTTACCGGGAAAACAAGACTGTCGTCAAGAAGATGGTTGCGCCCGCCCCAGTGGAAGTATCCGAAACCCTGGTCACCACGGAATCTCGGGTCGTCAAGTCGCAGGATGAGCTGGATGCGGCCATCGCGGACGGATTCTCCGCTAAAGGCGTCTCGGATGGCAGCGGCACAGACCGGTACGGGTCTGGCCCCGACAACTGGACATTCAGCAGCGACGGCAAGGATTACCCCGGCTCATACGGTGTAGGTGTCGATCAAGCGCCCGTGCCATTTGAGCCGACCGCCGAAGAGCGCGCCGCAGCTCAGTAATGCCCATCCCAGAACCTGGGCTATATCGCCCATCAAACTTGAACAAGAAACAACGGCAGGAGCAATTAGCGGCCTGCTACGGAGTTCCTATGTCACAAGCATTGACGCCTGTTGAAGCAGAACAGATGCGCTCTATCCTGCAGCGCTATGACAACGACCGCAAACCGGTTCAGATCCACAATCTCAACGATCCGCCAAAGGTG